TAGACCCCGAGCGCATCGAGCAGGTCCGCAAGGAGTTCGGGGAAGACAGCGACATGTGGCTCGTCGGCGTGATGGGCGAGTTTCCTCAAGAGGGCTCTAAGGCCGTTCTGCCCCTGCGGTTCATCGAAGAGTCGGTCGGCAACCCTATGGGGTTGGCCATTGCGCTCGGGCCAGGGCTGCGCGTCATCTCCGTGGACTTCGCGAGGTTCGGGGGCGACGAGAACGTCATCTACGTTCGGTCAGGCAACGCCATCATCCACTGGGAAGCCACGATCTGTGACCCAAACGTGGCTGCGGCCCGGAGCCGCGAATTGGCCCTGGAGATGGGCTGGGACCCGTCCACCGTCGTGTTCGTGATCGACAGCGTCGGCATGGGACAGGCTCTGGCCTACGACTACCTGGAGATGGGCCTGAACCTGTGCGAGTTCCACCCCGCACGCAAGAGCCCGGTCGAGGGCTACCGCAACCACCTGAGCGCGGCGTGGTTCAACCTGCGGCACCGCATGAAACACAGCACGGTCCACATCCCTGACGATCCGGTCCTGCACCAGCAGTTGGTCACGCGCGAGTTCACCTACGTCCAGGACAGGATCGAGGTCGAGTCCAAGAAGAAGTACCGCGACCGAGGATTCAAGAAGAGTCCCGACCGCGCCGACGCCCTCATCATGGCGTTCTCCGAAGAAGGTGACATCCTCGGCTCGCAGAGCCTAGACATGGGAGCATTCTTCGGGTCTGACGAACCGTCCGAACACACCGACATCTTCAAACAGACATGGTAGGTCCGCGCAAGTACAACGACCCGCGCTGGAAGCGACCCTGCTACAACTGCGGATACGAGCTAGAGGGACCTGTGTGTCCCAACTGCGGCAATCACGAACAGGACAACCCGTGGAAAGATTGCCCCAACCCTGGATGCGACGGGCAACTGCGAGCCCACCACAGCTACACCTCGGGCGGGTACAAGACAGGACGGCTAGGATGCCCCAAGTGCGGATCGACAGTCAACTTTGCCGCCAAGATCGAAACTGTGGTGACGCCGAGCACCGAAAAGAGTCAGCGACCGCCGGGCGTGATTTCACTGATGAACGAACTGGTCGGCAGACAGGGCTCAAGCCCCGATCAGGGAACGCCGCGCTTCATTCGGTTCATCCGGCGCTTTCGTCCGAGCTAGCTTCGCGGAGCACTTTGGCGTTGTGTTCGCTGCGCTCGTCAATGCGCTCGACACGCTTGAGCAGGTCTTTGACCATGCTGCCCATCTCGTCACACACGGTCGTGAGGCGGTCAACTTGGTCGTTCACCTCGTGCAAGCCCTCAAGTTGGTTGGCGAACGTGGCGTGGACTGCACCGCGCCACTCTTTGTCGTCCAGCTTCATGAACTCAGGCTCTTCGTTTTTGTCAGACATCAGTGATCTCCAAAGATCAGGTTGTACAGGCTCGCGTACACGACGCCCCATACGGCGTCCTCACTCGGTCCTGAGTATTCGTGAATCAGTGCGTGAGCGTATTCATGCACCAATACCTCGTCAAAGGCTTTCTCGTCCAGCGCGTTCGAGATCGTGATCACGAACGAGTCGGTGTCTTCCCTGTACTCGGTAGACCCTTCGGCTTCAGGAAGCTCCTTGATCTGAACTTCCAAGGGCCGGGCCAGCGGATGGCAATGCTGTAGAACCGCTAGCGTCGTCCAGACCCTCAGGTCGCGGCGACCGTGTTGAAGGTCTCGGTTCTCGTCTGGGCTGATCTCCACGCTTTGAACATTTTAGTCCCCAGGAGCATGGCCGAGCTGTCCGAGAAATGCGGATCGCTAGAGTTCCACGGGATGCCTTCCATCCAGGCCGTCGCACGCCCCGAGGTTTGCTTCCACTGGTCAGTTTGGGCTTGGCAGGTCTCTACGCGGCTCTCAGAGGTCGTAGGAGCCTCTTGGATGACCGAACGTGGTATCCGGGTCGCGACTTGCCTACCGCCACCAGAGGCCAGCACAGAGCCTTCTACGGCAGAGAACACGCTAGCAAGGTTCGAGGACAGGTTCCCTGACTCGTCCGTAGTGTAGACCGTCGAGTTGTTCAAATTGTTTCCAAGAGACGCGAGGCACCCCAGGTAGACGTGATCGGTCGTCACCTCGTCCGTTGCCAGTGCCTCAGTCAGGTACTTCGACTGGTAGCGGCCCATGATCCCGCCAGACAGCCCCGGATACCAAGAGATCGTGTTGTTGCCGCCGGGAGGCGTCTGAGTCACGTCAGTGGCCGGGATGGCCATGCAAATGACCCGAAGCTCCTCCAGACCCAAATAACGACGGATTGCCGACGCCGTGTAATAGACCGGGAGCGGGCCGTTGTTCTGCCAGTTGGAGTCTGCGTAGCGCAACGAGTCCCAGCCGGGGGTGTGGCCCGTGTCGCTCAACCCTGCTCGCACATCTACCGTCTGGGCTTCGTTACCGACTCCCGCGTCGAACGTGTAACGGTTGTAGATGAAGACCCGATTGTCCCCGTTCGCGCCGAACGGGGGCGTCTGCGTGGCCGGGCCGTTGTACCCCGCTTGAAGACTGTCTCCGACGACAGCCAGGACAGCCTTAACGCCCATCAGTCGTTCAGGAAGTTGCGGATGGCTTCCAGCCAGATGTTCGGGATCGCGACCAGCAGGTCCTTTTCGTCAGAGGTCAGAGTGTCGTCTTGATCGACCTCTGCGATGTAGGCCAGAAGTAGCGGCACCAGACCCTCAAGCTCGACAACCTGAAACTCAGCGTCAAGCTCGTCGGAGAACAGGTTGATGTAGTACTCCGCACGCGCAGCGAGGTCCGGGCGGTATGCCTGGAGTTGCTCCAGAGTCTCAAGCATGGGCGGCTCCCACTGACCCACCGTGGTTGTGATCTTTGCAGGATCTGTCTCCACGGTACGGCAACCCGTGCAGCACGACGGAAAGACGAGAAGCAGCCCGAGGACAACGAGCGGCACGACAGTGGGAACGAGACGGTGCTTCATACCTTTGCGACTAGACGGATGGCGAGACGGACGATGAAAACAACTCGGTCAGCGAACAGCTTCTGGCTCTGACGAGCAATCGCGATCTGGGCAGACTCGGCATAGAGCTGAACAGCACGCGCGTAGTTCGTGAGGAAGGCGGTGTCACCCATCGCCTCTGCCTTCGCAACCAGCTCAAACTGGTCTTGCAGGAACCCCTTCAGTCGTTCTGGCGAGTTGCCCCACTGAGGCTTCGCCGGAAGGTACTCCTTCAGTAGGTCCAGGGCTTCCTCAGCGACGACACCCCAGTCCAGCTCGGGCTCGGCTGCGGGCTCGGGCTCGGGCTCGAAGAAGAAAGATTCCTCAGGTTCGATTTCGTCGTTCATAAATCAGTGAAGCGCGATCCAGCTGGACCACACGTTGTTGTTGGAGGAGCGAACGTAGACTGTCGGTTGGGCGCTCCCGGACTGAGCCACCGTGGCCCGCACAAAGTAGAAGTACCCCTCATCGAACCCAGTGCCACTACTGAGACGCACCTCTCCACCTCGGAAGACCTCCATGAGGTAGGCTCGGTTGTTGGTCGCAGACCCAGAAGTAATGGGGTATTCGTAGGTCGTAGCGGAGGTCGAGTTCAAAACGAAGGTGATGAACGTAGCCGAGTCTCCACCATTGTCGCAGTAAGACTTGTAGTCCCAGTCGATGCCACGCTGGACCCCGGCCTGAACCTCGGTCCTTGTGGGGTTGCCGTCCACCGCCTGGGTCAGGAAGAAGTCCCCCGCAGCGGCTTCGACCGTTTGGAACTCGGGGAGCCCGGTAGCCGCCACGCCCAGGACTTGACCTTGCGTTCCCGCCGCCACCTGCACAACGGTGTCGGTCGTGTCGTCCCATGCGAACATGACCCCCGTGGAGGAAGGCTCGGGCAGCGCCGGGGAGAGGATGTCAACGTACTCGCTGCCGTTGGCTTGGAGCACGCGGCCCGACGAGTAGCCGCTACCGCTGAGGTTGAACTGAAGCGCGTCTGTGAACTCCAGCGCCGTGCCACCCGAGTTGACCACGGCTTTTTGCCCGGCGGTGCCTAGGGATGCAGGAGTGTCGGTCAGTTGCGTGAAGGTAGTGACACCACTGCCCTCGCCTCCTCCGATCAGTCTTCCACCATCTCCAAGAAAGAAGAACAGCTCTGTAGTGCTGTCGGTGGGCACACCGACGACACCAGCAGGGAAGTCAAGACTTTCGTCGCCCGCGCCTGCTGCCAGTTGCGCCTTTGTGTACCCGTTCAGTCTCTTGAGCATCGCTTACCTCCGCGTACTTACTGTAGCCTCTGAGTGCCCGCACGATCAGCGGCCAGTTTGGTTTGTTGTGAAAGCTCCCCGAAGGACCCTGCGCCCTGGTGGTCAGCAATGAGCTTGTTCCATACCGCAGTTGCGATCTCTTCAGCCGAGGGGACCGCTTCAGGGATGTCCTGGACCAGCTTCCCGAACGTGCCGGGAATGTTGTGGGAGCCGTACATCACGTCCCACACGTCCGTGGACCGAGACCGAACACCCTCGAACGCCCCCGGATCGCACCCACCGCCGATGCGCTTGACGCCGTTGATGTCAAAGACAGGAACGTCCGCGTTGGCTGCGGGTCCGACGCCACCACCAAGGGCTGCGTTGTCATCAACGACGATGAGAGCGCCTGTAGCGGCCTCGTAGATCGCGAAGTGTCCTGGGCCGGGGTCCGTGTTCGTCGTGGCCGTGATCGGGTACGGGGAGCCTTGGATTGCGGCGGGGAGGTCAGTGCCCCCGCCCGTGTTGGGCGAAAAGTTGTTTGAGCCCGTCACGGTGGCCGTGCCAGAGCCTGAGGAACTGAAGGGCCTTGAAAAGGCCGTCCAGCAGTTCAGCACTTGCAAGGAGTTGGTGCGGCCTGTGTTCGTGTATAGAATGAACTGCCGCTGGTTTATGTCACCCGCAAGATCCGGATGATAGATGTTGGTGCAGTTCCTGATGCGGAAGTGCGAGTCAGCGGAATCTGCGCTGATATTGAAGCTGCCTCGGGCTACGCAGTTCTCAACGATGTGCGGGTTCGCTGATGTTCCAGATCCGAAAGGAGAGAAGATGAAGACGCCTAGGATTGCACCGCTCGTGGATGACCCATCCCAAAGGCAGTTCTGAATCAGGTTGCCCACTGTTCCGGCTGTTTGGAACCTGAGTCCGGAGGGACCAGATGCTTGGAATTGAAGGTCGCGGAACGTGATGTAATCCTCAGACGCATAGACGCACGCCGTGGTCGTGCTTGTCAGAATTGGCCCCGAACCAAAGACGCCGCCATGCGGCACCGCAGCCCGATAGGTGACGTTACGCGTTGGGTCCTTTGTGAGGCCGTCAGACATGACCACCAACCCGCTGTAGGTTGCAGAGTCCACAACGAACTCAATCCGCTCGTTCTCGAACACAAGGTCCGCAGACCCGCCGATGTTCTCAACGTCAGCTTCCGCTTCAATGAACGTCGCGTAGTCCCGCCCAACAGGCCCGATGGTCCTCGTCAGCACCGCAGTCGCCTGAGCCAGCGCAAACGCTCCGGGGTTCGTCGTCGTGCCTGACCGCGTGTCGCCAAGGATGTCCGTCGTCGGCACGTCCGCGTTCGCAGCAGGCCCGACGCCACCGTTGATCACGTCGTTATTGGGCGAGTCGAGGAGCGCCCCGTTCTTGCCGACGTACAGCGCGAAGTCGCCTGCGCCGGGGTCGTAGGCGGTGGAGGCGGTGATCGGGTAGGGGGAGCCTTGGAGGGCGACGGGGAAGGGGCCACCGGAGCCGCCGAAGTTGTTAGAGCCCGTGATATTCCGGGCAGGATCCGTGTAGTTGCCTGCCCAGACTGTGGATTCGCCAAGGCTAAGGTGATTGACGACCTCAGCCTCCAGCGTGTTCGCCGTTGAGCCTCCGACGAAGAACGACCAGTTCCCATCAGCGACGGTGGTGCAGTTGACCAGCCGCGCATAAGTGTCGCCGCTATAGGTCGCCAACTGCCACGCACGTTGCGTAAACCCTACTTGCTGGCCGTAAACAATACAGTTTTCCCATGTAACGGGGTGCTGAGCTGTACCACCAGCATTTATGCCCCAGGTAGTATTACCTGTTGGGTTGGCTGCAACGCAGCCACGGTACACGACACCCACCGCCGAGTTGAAGATCGAGTGGTCGCCGCCTGACTGGGCGTAAAGCACCAGCCCGTCTAGCGTGGTGAAGTCGTCCATCACTCCCGTGGCAGCATCTATCCTAGGGACGCCGCTTAGACTGCCGCCATGTTCCGCCCCTTCGGTAGGTTTATAGGTGACGTTGCGGGTGGGGTCAGTGGTCAGACTTGACTGAAAGTAGACCGCGCTCGCTGTCGAATCGTACGTCGCTGCGTCGGCCTCGAAGACGAACGCTCGGTTCGTGAAGGTGATGTCCTCAGACGGCAGCGAAGCCTCGGCCAGAGTGAACGTCGCGAAGTCTCTTCCGACAGGTCCGATGGTCTGAGTCGTGATCGTCGGCGCAACGAACCCGTCCGCCTCGAACGCCCCAGGGTTACAGCTCGCCCCGCTCCTCGCCACGCCGTTGATGTCCGTGGTGGGCACGCTTGCGTTTGATCCAGGGCCGACGCCCTGCTGCCACACGTCGTTGCCCGGCTTGTCGGCAAGGGCTCCGGTGGCCCCCATGTAGACCGCGTAGTCCCCTGCGCCCAGCGGGGTGGAGAAGCTCGTGGTTGCGGTGATCGGGTAGGGGGAGCCCTGGACTGCGACAGGGAGCGCGCCTGCCGAGATTGAAAAGTTGTTGCTGCCGCTGATCGTCGGGCTTGCGACTGCTTGATAAGCCGCGCCGCTTGTCACGAGCCCGAGGTGGTTGATTAGCGTCAGGTTCGCGGCGCTGCCATAGGCGCGAATCGCATAGCTGCCGGAGGAGACGACCGCCGTGCTGTTGACGAGATGAACGTGGGCTGCTGTGCTCGGCGCGAAGATATAGAACCCGTTACCGTTGGTGGCGTGCGCGACGCAGTTGAGACAGCGCACGGGGTTGAGGGCCGTGCCATTCTGGAAGATGGCGACGTGCGCGTTCGTGTTTGCCAGAAGTAGACCGTCCACGGTGACGCCATCCGCGCCGATCGCAATGGCGTAGGAGGCGGAACTCTTGACGACGATGCCCTCGAAGTGAATGAAGTCGTCGTAGAGCCCTGCCGCGTTTCCACTGGAGCCACTCACAATCACGCCTGCGCTGAGGCTCCCCCCGTGCTCGCTGCCGCTTGCTGGACGATAGGTGACGTTCCGAGTCGCGTCAGTGGTGAGCGAGCTGCTGAATGACACGCTCTCCGAGTACGTCGCCGCGTCAGCCTCAAAGACAAACGCCCGGTTCGTGAAGGTGATGTCCTCCGCAGGCAGCGAAGCCTCGGCCAGAGTGAACGTCGCGAAGTCTCGGCCCACAGGACCGATGGTCTGAGTCGTGATCGTCGGAGCCACGAACCCATCGGCCTCAAACGCGCCAGGGTTGCAGCTCGCCCCGCTCCTCGCCACGCCGTTGATGTCGGTCGTCGGAACGTCGGAGTTGGTTCCAGGCCCGACGCCCTGCTGCCACACGTCGTTCCCGGTGACGTTCGCGAGGGCTCCAGTGGCCCCCATGTAGACCGCGTAGTCCCCAGCGCCCAACGGGGTGCTGAAGCTCGTGGTCGCGGTGATCGGGTAGGGGGAGCCTTTACCGGGGAACTGCCAAGACGCGCTTGACTGCACACCGAAGTTCCCCGCACTACCCGTCGTGGTTACGGTTAGTGTGCTTGTGCTTTGGTTGAAGTCGTTAGCGACACCGACGTTCAGGCAGTTGACGACCTTGATGTTGAGCGTGCCACTTGTGTCAAAGACGCCAAAGGCTTGCGTGCCACCACCTGCGGCTGCGCTTTTGCTCAGGAACGTACAGTTGCTGAAGACAAGGTTGTCCGCGATGGTCGCCCCAGACCCTGGACTGCCTAGGGGGACCGCGTGAATGCCGACGCGCAGAAACACGCAACTGGACACGGTGACCGGGTTTGACGCTGTGCCAAGAAAGCCGTTGCCTGAGTTGCGGTAGCACTGCACCCCATACCCGACATTGCTGTCGCTGCACGCGATGATGCAATTGGTCAGGCGCTGCCCCTGGATGTTCATGCCTCCAAAGCCGACAACATTGTGTGCGTAAAACGAACTGGCATTGGCTATGACCAAGCCCACAAATGCAGTGTTGTCGTCGCGCACGTTGACCGCCGTATACGCTGTGCTGACGATACGCACGCCTGCGCTTTCAGATCCACCGTGCTCGCTGCCAGCAGCGGGCTTGTAGGTCACGTTGCGCGTCGGGTCCGTCGTGAGCGAGCTGATGAAGTTGACTTGCGCGGACTCGTTGTAGACTGCCGCATCAGCCTCGAACACGAAAGCTCGGTTCGTGAACGTGATGTCCTCGGACGGCAGCGAAGCCTCAGCCAGAGTGAACGTCGCGAAGTCTCTTCCGACAGGTCCGATGGTCTGAGTCGTGACCGTGGGCGCAACGAACCCATCGGCCTCAAACGCTCCGGGGTTACAGGTCGCCCCGCTTCGCGCCACGCCGTTGATGTCCGTGGTCGGAACGTCGCTATTGGTTCCAGGGCCGACGCCCTGCTGCCACACGTCGTTCCCCGGCTTGTCGGCAAGGGCTCCGGTAGCCCCCATGTAGACAGCAAAGTCACCAGCGCCCAACGGCGTGGAGAAGCTCGTGGTGGCGGTGATCGGGTAGGGGGAGCCCTGGAGGGCTACAGGCCACGGGGCGCCGCTGCCGCCGAAGTTGTTGCTCCCTGTGATCGTCGCAGTTCCGCTGTTGTCACGGAATGTGCTTCCTGATGTGAGCGCGACGTTGTTAGTGAACTCAAGCGTTGCGGACGGGTTGTAGTTGATATAGCACCACTCAAGCGCAGAGTGGACAACGGTGCAGTTTGTGACCCGCGCGTGATATGTGCCGGATCCGAAGAACCCAATGCCTCGCGATCCCTGGACGAACACCACGCAGTTCTGGATTACCACAGGGAAGTCCGCTGTAGCACCCGCGTTGTCGTTGCGGATTGCCATTGTTGCGGAGTTCAAGTCATCAACAATTAGGCTATCCAAGATCACGCCTGGAGCACTGCCTAGCAGTGACACGCCGTAGTTACCCGTAAACGTACACACGAAGCCTTCTAGCCGCAGGAAGTCGCACGGCGCGCGAAACGCATAACTGGTTCCGCCAGCTACGATGACTCCCGCAGTTCGATCTCCTCCATGCTCGCTACCGTCTTGGGGCCGCAGCGTGAGGTTTCGCGTCGGGTCAAAATCAAACGACGTGCTGTCAACATTGACGTTCCCGGCGTAGTTACCAGCAACAGCTTCAAAGGCAACCGCTCGGTTCAACAGCGTCAGGTCTGAGCCCCCTGCCACATTTGCAAGGTCTGCGAGGGCGAGACTAAACGTGGTGTAGTCGCCAGCGCCGCTTGCGTCGATGGTCCTCGTGATGACCGTCGGCGCAACGAACCCATCGGCCTCGAACGCGCCGGGGTTGCAGCTCGCCCCGCTTCGCGCCACGCCGTTGATGTCCGTGGTCGGGACATCGGAGTTGGTTCCAGGCCCCACGCCCTGTTGCCACACGTCGTTCCCCGGCTTGTCGGCAAGGGCTCCAGTGGCCCCCATGTAGACCGCGTAGTCGCCTGCGCCGAGGGGCGTGCTGAAGCTCGTGGTGGCGGTGATCGGGTAGGGGGAGCCCTTCAGCGCCGCAGGAAACACATGAGTCGCGCTCGTCTGGGGACCGAAGTTGTTAGAGCCGAGCACGGTGCTGGTTCCGCCGCCGCCTTGATCGCGCCAGTCTTCCGCCGCCGACAAGATCAGGTTATTCGTAATGGTGCAGGTGGTGTCGGTCGTGTGGCTAAAGATGTCAAAGGCTCTGCCGCTGCATTTGATTGTGCAGTTCGTGACCGTCCATGCCTTGTCGCTCGCGCCGTAGTTCCACAGCCTGAAGCCAGCAGCGTTGCTCCCGTCCAGCACGCAGTTACTGACTTGAACAGGGAAGGATTGCGTGTCTGAGATGTTGACCTGAGCCGACAAAAACATGACCCCAGTACCCGCGTGCCGAATGATGCAGTCGCTAAAGGTGACGCCTTCTATGTTGTTTTGCGTTTCGGCTGGACGCCCGGTGGAACCGCTGTCCGTCCAATCAAACTCCAAGCCTTTGACAGCGGTGAACGGGTCGTTGGCCGCGATGCACCAACTGCTTAGAGATAGGTTGCCAAATTGGATCCGCACCCCTTGGCCCGGCACGCCACCGTGCTCACTCCCCGCCGCAGGCTTGTAAGTCACCTGACGGGTCGCATCCGTTACCAGCGAGCTGCTAATCGTGACGTACTCCGAGTACGTCGCCGCGTCCGCCTCGAACACAAACGCTCGGTTCGTGAAGGTAATGTCCTCGGAAGGCAGCGAAGCCTCAGCCAACGTGAACGTGGCGTAGTCCCGGCCTACGGGACCGATGGTCTGGGTCGTCACCGTCGGAGCCACGAACCCGTCGGCCTCGAACGCGCCGGGGTTCGCCGTCGCCCCGCTCCTCGCCACGCCGTTGATGTCCGTGGTCGGAACGTCGCTGTTGGTTCCCGGTCCCACGCCCTGTTGCCACACGTCGTTCCCCGGCTTGTCCGCAAGGGCTCCGGTGGCCCCCATGTAGACCGCGAAGTCCCCGGAGCCGAGAGGCGTGGAGAAGCTCGTGGTCGCGGTGATCGGGTAGGGGGAGCCCTGGAGGGCGGCGGGGAATGGGTTCGAGCCACCGCCGAAATTGTTGGAGCCTGTAGCGTTGACGGTCCCAGCGCCCAACTCGATGTATGTGACGGATGCCGTGGTGAGCACGAGAACATTGTCGAGCGTTGCGTTCACATCTTGCGCCGCGTCGGCGGTAAGGCTAACGCCTCGGCCAGCCGATCCGACGATTGTGCTGTTCGTCACGCGGATGTTCTGCGCCGTCCCCGAACTGGAATTAGCCGCAATGCCGTACACGACTCCGCTCACGGTCACCGCGACACAGTTCTCGATGACGTTTGGAGAAGAGACTGTGCCGCCAGGGTTGCCGTTGAAACCTGGGTAGGCTTCGCCACCGCTCACACAGGACACGGCTCGCGCTCCTGCGGCTGCGCTTAGAGATATCTGCTTGGCGGATAGCCCTTCGAGCTTGGTGAAGCTGTCCACCACGTTCACATAGGCACCGCTGATATACGGCCCAGAGCCGAGCACGCCACCATGCTCACTTCCCGCCGCAGGCTTGTACGTCACCTGCCTCGTCGCGTCAGTCGTGAGCGAACTGCTCCATGTGACGATCTCGTTGTACGTCCCCGCATCAGCCTCGAAGACGATGGCCCCGTCGTTCGCCACCAGATCCGTCCCGCCGAACTCCGCTGTGGCGATGCTCTCCACCGCAGCTTCCGCCAGCGTGAACGTCGTGTAGTCGCGCCCGGTCGGGCCGATGGTCTTCGTGACGACGGTGACCACGGATTACGCCTCCTTGTCGGTCGTGATCGCCTGGATCTCAGCCCAGGTCTTCTCAATACCAGCGGCCTCAGCCTCGTCCTCAGGCACCCAGGTCTCGAACTCCGAGCCCGTGAGCGTGACCTGATACCGACGCTTGCCGAGCTGCTCAGGCGGGTCCTGCGTGTCGTCCTCCCACGGACTCATGAGCGCGAGCACGTCGGGGTCGTCGTGGTCCTTGTCGCTGATGTAGCAGAACAGAAAGCCGCTGTCGGTCGGCGTCACTGCCGAGCCAGGGTTCTGGTGGCCTTCGAGGATTTGAACGACATCGTTGTCGTCGTAGGTCAAGCCGCCGCTGGGCTTCGCGGTAATGATGAGGGCGTGAGACATAAATCAGGGTGCGGGCGAGGGAGGCCCGGCTTCGGTGTAGTCGAGTAGTTTAAGAGCGTTCAAGGTCGTCGGCAGCGTGCCCGACTGAGGGCCTGTGGACTCGTCAGTCTCCCTGTAACGAACGGCTTCCCAGTTGCCGTCTTGCCCGAAGGTGACGTAGAAGTAGTTCTCAGGCACGTCGTAGTATCCTACCCCGTCTTGAACTTCCGGGGGGTCCTGAGTTTCCCAAGTTGCGTCGTAGTCGTCACTGCTGGACTTCACAAGAACCTGCCCCGGCAATCCACCCGAGGGCATTTCACCTTCAGTGGCGGTTCTTGCATCAACCTCAGTCATTGCAGGCGCGGCGGCAGCGTTTCCTAGCGAAGTGGACGAAGCAGGAACCACTTTGAACTGCCTCCCTGCCGACACAGGCAAGCTAGCTCTTACAGGAGGCACCTGACCGTCCCGGTAGACGTACACAAAGTCTCCGTCCGACAGAGTCACCGGGGTCGGCCTCAAACAACCCTCGACTCGATACACCCCGCCACCCAGATCGACGATGCTTCGGAACGTGAACATCTCTCCCCGACTGGTGGCTCCTCGCATGACTGAGCTGCTCGCGTTTGATGCGTCGGCTCGCGGCACCGCGTCGGTGAACATGGGCACTGGCGTGTAGAACGTGATGTTGGTCACATCGGTAGATGTCCAGTAGCCGCCGCCTACTCCAGGCACGCTCCCCACGGTCCAGTACGAAACCCCGTCTTCCGACGCGAGCACAACGCCCTGGGTGGCTCGCTTGTCTGTTGGCAGGCGAAGCACCACAATCCCTTCGTTCGTGTTGAACGTGCCCGAGGACAAGTCTGACGTGATAGGTACTGGGAAATAGCTAGGCCCGCCTACGTCGAAAGTGATGGGATCTTCGTCCAGCAGGAACGACTCAGGGTAGGCAGTGACATCCACCTCTCTGGATTTTGGCTGGACGTTGACCGACAAGATGCGGTGGGCCAGGCTGTCATTGGTGATGGCTGAAACGTCGATCACGTCATTGGACCGAAGCGTCATCGCGTCTCGCATCAGCTTGAACTTCGTGATCGAGGTCTTGGACTGTTCCTCAGACGCTCGACGTGAAGCGATCAGCTGTCCAGCAATAACGTCCCTCGGGGTTCTGAGGTCGTCTCTCTCGACCCCAGAGCGTTCAGCGACCTGTACGTTGCCGTGTTCGTCAGCCTCGATGCTGCGCGTCTGGTACTCCTCGGACGCAGACTTGTAAGTGAAGACGATGGTCTTGGTCGGGTCTGACTCCAGCTTGCGGGTCCTGGCAGGCACCGTTTTCGTCATCAACTCCTGAGGAACCGAAGTCACAGGAGCTGCGGGCCTTCTCAGCCCAAAGACGTATTTGCCTTGCACAAGGTCCCACGTCACATCAATGCCAACCTCCAGCATCAGTGCCGACAGACGCTCTTTGACAGTCGCGTAGTCTTCGACGATCAGGTGGCACCGGATCCCCTCGGTGTCGAGCGTCGTAGCAATGGCCTGAAGTGAGGTCAGATCCCAGCAGCTTGGGTCCAACCCCAGCCCGTGCGGATCCGTGTCGAACATCAGCTGGTAGAGGATATGCGCGGCGTTCGCGCCAGCGTCCCCATCGGCGTCCACGACGTAAGGACAAACCTCACCGACAAAGTTAACTCTTCCGGTTAGGTCGAAGTCGGTTTCTACCACCGTCGTGCCTTGAATGCTCAAGTACGGAGCGAACCGGAGCGCGGGCTGAAACTGCCCCCCTGCGGAAGGAGCGTCCGGCTTTCGAAGCCACATCTCCCCATACAGCCCGCCTTGAACGCTAGCAAACGTCACATCAACCTGGATCTGGTCGGTGGCGTCAATGGTGTTTACGGAGCTGCTCGCACCTGTGGCGAGCCCAAACCTAAGGAAGCACCAACGGGGCCCTAGGTTGAGGAAGTCCGTGACCGTGACATCTCCCTGAATGGTTCCCAGCGTCGGCTGTCCTTGATTTCCACCCGGCCAGTCGATTTGAACTGACCCCGACTCAAGAGATGAAGAGGTTGCGTCCGACCTAAGGGCCACCGTCGCGGTGTGGTCCTCGACGATGATCAAACTCGACACATGGAAGTAGCCTTCAAACCACGAGAAACCGTCTCCGAAGTCTTCCTCGGTAGACCCGCCGGGGGGCAAGTAGCCCGACGCCCCAGGTGCCAAATCTCGGGTCAGCTTCAGAGTCTTGGCAGCAAACGTCCCCTGAGACGTGTACCGGACTCCGTGATAGTTGGTAGGGTCAACCCCAGGAGGGCCTGAGGTCAGAGGAGCTGCCTTAGACTCGGTGCCTTGGGTCGCGGTTTCGGCCCAGTACGTCAGCGCATCGGTCTCCAGGGCTCGATCTTGGTATACCGTATCGGGTGCAGTGAACACGCTGGTGGCGTCGTAGGTCGCCCCGTATGACCTCCCATAAGCGATCGGCAGCTCCGTGCCGCCCACACTACCGGGCTCGTACTTCAGAGCCAAGTAAGCGCCTGCGGCAAGCTCCGTAGAGGCGTCTCCAATGATCCGAATCGAGTTGTTCGGCAGGTTAGGGCTGCTTACATAGTAAAACAGCACGTCGAAGCAGTTCGCTTCGTCGATCTTCCTGGCGTTACGGAACCAAGGGTCTGAGGTGCCTCCCAGGTTTGTTCCGCTCACCGACACGACATCTTCGTAGCTGTCGGTTCCGTCCGCGCCGTAGCGGTTGTTGTCGTTGTACGGACGAGACTCAATATCGACCTGGAAGTTGCCCAGTGTGCCCGCGCCGCCCAGGCGCAACGAAGGCCAGTACAGGTAGCACACAAAGGGGAGCCGGGTCTGCGTAGGAAACCCGCCGCCGACTGGCCCGAATGCGTCCGTCTCAACGGGCTGGTCCTCTTCGCCCCAATAGATCCTGAACGGCCCTGGCGACTCGGGGTCACTGGCCGTCCTCCCCGTAGAGAACTGAGTGCCTGAAGGAGCCTCGTGAGCCCGCACTCCGTTGGGGTATTCGCTGGCCCCGCCAGAAGTAGGCATTGGCCAGATGCGTTCGCCGTTGTACTTGATCTCAAGCAAGCGGTGCGCCGGGCCGACACACACGCCCATCAAGTACGAAGCGTAAAAGACTTCGTTCGTGAGGCCCCCGCCCCCGGCTCCAACCCCTTTGCCGCCTGCGGTAGACTGTGACTCTAGACGAACCTCGCGGTTCCATTCAGAGAGCACTAGCGGCGCTAGCAGGTCTCGCCCGACCAACAGAGGCAGTTGATCCCCCCGCGTAGCCTTGGTGGAGCGAAACTCAGGAGTCTCGGCCTTAGGGGAGTCAGGCTTGAAGATGCTTCGCAGCACCTGACCGACCAAGAAACCAGCCGCCACCTTGGACGCAAACGTGAGGATCGTGACGGGATCAGCCATTACCAGTTCTCCTTGCCGGGAAGGCGATAGTGTGAGTGAAACTCAAGCCCCGACAAACCAAAGCTCGTCATGGCAACGCCGTCCGATGTCGCGTGGTAGAAGCGAGGCCAGGGACCAGACAGTATGACGTGGGTCGGACCAGCACCGGGATAGGCGCAGATGATTACGTCCCCTGGCTCCAGCGTGCTGTCGGTCACCTTCTGCACGTCCCACAACCTAGCCATCTTGCGAAGAAAGCTGCGCGAGATTTCGGGTTGATGCAACGCCGCGTCCTCGGGCAGAAGCTCCAGCACAGTCTCGGTGCCGTACAGCTGATCAAGAACGCCCAGGACGAAAGACCTACAATCACAACCTACTCCAGGCTGCTGGTGCCCAGGGCGGTACGGAGTCCCTACCCAAGGCGCGATGGCCGCTTTCAGGGACGCCTCGGCGTCGGGACTGATGGCTTTCCTGGTGAACTGCATCACTGAGCCACGGGCTTCGCGAAGACGGGGTGGTGGTCAGGAATTTCGACCCCGATGCCTCTGAAGTTCTCGGTCTGCCCGAACGAAGTGCAGTTCTGGAGGCCCTTGTTACACCCTGGAGCCACCTGAACAGGAAAGGACCCGGCCTCTTCCCAGTAGGTTGGCACAGCTTGGTTCAGGACGAAGTCGTTGCCCTCACGCCAGTACTTGATGTGAACCCGATGTCCTCCGAAGTCAACGTAACCGTCCTGCCAATGCCCAGGGGGCTTATTGGGGAGCCCCGTGATGGTGATCTCATTGCCTGAAGCCGAGCTTGCCGTCCCGGTCTCCAGCGCATTAGTCAGGTTGAACTTGCAAACCTTGCCTGAGGCGAAATCGTTGCGGCACTTCTCAAGGGCGAGGCTGTCCAAGGCTTTCTCGGTGCGCTGCTTCGGGTTGAGGCAAGTGAGCTTGAACACGCCCTCGGCCCCGTCTGTATTGACCTCGACCGTCAGCAGTTTGCCACAAAACAAGTACGCCCATTCGGTGGCTTCGAGCGTGATGCTCTGATCTTCGATGATGTACTCCACCACCTCGACGGTCACTGTCGGGTGCGAGCGGCCTGAGACCATGTTCAGAAACGGCTGGATGTTGGCCGAAACTGAGCTGAGGGTGATGATGGCGTCATCTTCCTCCAACGAGCCGTTGCGCTCAGGCAGTTCAACCTGAAGCGTCGGCTCAGGCGAAAACGTCAAGGTGTCTCCTTGAGCGTCCTGCACGTTGAAGTTGTTGTGCGTGTCGGCCAGCCGCAGCGGCGACTCCAGCCCGCCCGAAGGGTTGTAGTTGGCGTAGCTAAACGTGACCGTCAATACGCTGATCTGTGACTCGCTCTGTAGGCTCATGTCAGTTCCTCGGGGACCTTGTCCTCACACTCGACGATGGTGAAGGAGACCTCGCAAATATCGCGGGTGATCCACTTCTCCTCCAACGCACCTGAGAACCTACCAGCAAAAGCACGGTGCAGGCAAGGAGTCAAGTTGGTGCCGGGAATCTGAAACACGGTGTTGTGCATGTCCAGGTTCCAAGCAGTCACCCGCCCCGCCCCTCCGACCACAGGACTGCCCGCAGAGATCTCGTTGACGTACCAGTCCCCGCCGTACTGAAAAGCTGTCGCGGTGGTCGTGTTCAGGAAGTCTTGAAGGTTGCCCCCGATCGGTACGACCAACCTAGTGCTGCTAGCCCGCTGTGCTTTCTCGTAGATGACCGTAGGGCTGACAACCCACATGGGCCTAGCGCCGCCCTGGGTAGAGTCGAACGCCTGAAGGATCGAGTACCACTCCTGTCGGGTCACTGTCAGCGACGTGACCTCCATCGACCAACGGGGACGGAACCCCGACATTCTCGTCAAACTGCCCGCACCAGAGTTGCCTGGGCGGACGTAGCTGACTTTAAGCGCCTCTGCCCAGTTGTGGTCTACGGGGAACACTAGGCGGGCCGCGCCGCTCTGTCCTGTGAACGTGCTGTAGCCAGAAGGGGTCGTCCCGGCAGGCTGCGAAGAGGGCATTACGTTGATGCCGGGGTACTCTTCGCCTGAGATTTCCGCTTCGATCACCTTGGCCGTGGTGTACGACGAAGGCACTTCGAGCAACGGCAAACAATCCATCACCGGAACTACCCGCCAACCTAGGGCCAGGGGCGGGTCTACGTCAGTTTGAAACCCTTGCGGGTCGGGCGTCAGCACTAGGCGGTTTGGGTCGCCAGCGGTCATGCTGCCCGGCTGAATTACCGCGTACAGGGCAGGCAGCTCAGTCGTGCCGTTGAGGCGAAGCAGCGGCGTGTTGTACGGAGGCACCAGGAACACTCCCTGTCCTTCAAAGAACCTGCGGGTGTCCAGATCCTCGACGACGATGTACGTCGCTGTCATGTTGACGATTTCAGTCGAGTCACAGTCCAGAGGCAGCTTCCACGACTTGCCCAGACCAAAGCCAAAGAAGTCGTAGGCGTTCGCCAGAGTAGCGGAGATGTCAGGGCTCGTCCGAGCCAAGAACTGCTCAAGGAAGCCTGCCTTGATCTCGTCCGAGATAGCTGAGAAGCTGGCTGCCCGAAGAGGGCGCACGTCCAAGGCTGTGTACTGCTCGCGGTTGCCGAACGTGCTGGCCAGCGTCTCCACTTCGTACGAGGTCGAGACCCGGAATTCGTCTTTCCAATTGTGGTGGGCGTAGGCGGGCCTTCCCAACTCAAGCGGCTGAGACTCCATTGTCCGCGTGAAAGCAGACACCGTAGATGTCAGGCTTCGGAACGGCATTAGCGCATAGGACGCTTGTTGAGCATCCGCAGGGCCTGCTGGTTAGTCCGCTTGTTGATCCCTGCCACGAATTGCGGGTTGTCGTGAATGCGCCTCATGCTGCGCTCGTCCGTGACCAGCACCGGGAGAACTGCGGTGCCCTGGTTGGAGCTTGCCAGTTGGTCTGCCGTGCGAAGAGTGCCCGAGGCAGGACCGCCCGTTGCAAAGCCCTTGGGAGCGTTCCTGAGCGACCCGAAGTTCGGCAGGCCGTGGACCCCGCGCCGGAGCTTCTCAAGCGCGTAGAAGAGCCCAGGAGCACGCCGCTCCATCTCGGGTGTGGCGACGTACTCGCCGGGCCGCAGGAACGCCGGGATCGTGTCCCTGGGATCGAGCCCTGAAGGCGCTGAAGGGAGCGCCAAGGCACTAGAAACTGCGCCCCCTCCGATGTGGCCTGCTGCGGACACAGACCCTCCGAGTGCTCCACCAGGGGCAGCACCAGGGAAAGCGCCTTGAGCAGCAGCGCCCGCGACCGCAGCACCTGCACTCAAACCACCGCTAGCGGAAATGGCTGCGGTCAGCGTAGTGAGGGCAACCGTGTTCGCCTCCAGCGCGATGTTGTTGAACAACTCAAGACCGAACAGCTCCGAGAGGGCGTTCAGCAGCGGCTGGAACAGGAACTTGTCGATCACCGCGTTGACGAACTGGTTCGCGAGGTCTTGGCCCAGGCGTCGGGCCAGCAGCCCGAAGTCCACGTCTTCACCAGTGAACGCTGCCTGAAGCGCCGTCGTAGCGGCGTTCTGGACCCCGGCTCGCAGCGTCTGGAACGTGCCCGTGAACAGGGTCTGGGAGATCGCCTCGGTAGTCAGTTGGCTACTGAGCGTGTCAATCGCGCCCGCGCCGCCCCGGCCCACGTTGCTCAACGACAGGAGCTTCCGTGTGCGCTCTAGCTGCTTGTCGATTTCCTCGTTCTGGAGCTTCAGGATCTCGGCAGAGTCGAGATCTACCTCGTTGCGCTCTTTCGCCAGCCTCACGAACTCTTTGAACGCCGCGTTCTCCTGAGGGTAGCGTTGGCCAAGTTTCGCCAGCAGTAGTTCCGCAGCAGCCACTCCCTCGTTGCGGGCCTCGACCCGCTTCAAGATCTGCTCGCGCTCGATCAGGTTCTCTCGAATTTGAGAGCCCCCTTCAATGACCTGACGAAGCTGATCCCCCAATGGACCGAACACGGGCACCTGACGCAGACGCTCCGCAGTTTGAAGGTCGGGGCGTTGCTGCACGTCGGCTTGAGCGTTCAAAATCTCAAGCTGCTTGGTGACTAGGTCCAGGCGGTCCTTCTCTCCCTGTTTCAGGTCCGCGTCGATCAGCTTACGTTGCGCCTTCAGTAGCAGCAATCTGCTACTGAAGGCGCTCTGAGTTTTGATCGCCTCGTTGATCTCTTTCTGCGTGCGAAGGAGTCCTTCGTTCTTCTTTTCTGTCTCGACCAGGGCATCGTTCAGGGATTTGATCACATCCTCTGTGCCCGTGCCCAGAGCGCCTGCCTGAGCAGCCGCCAACTCTCCCTGAAAACCACGGTTGAACTCCCTGAGAGATTTGGCGAAGTCCTCGGCAGTCAGCAGCTTGGAGACTGCTCCGGCGGAAATGCCCTCTCCGATATCTTCCCCGAGCCCAAACAGTTTATTGCTGAGAGAGCGAACCCCTGACGAGATCGCCTCAAAGAGATCGTCAGAGAACCCGTCCAGCCCGACGCCGCCCTCTGGCGTAAGCCCCTTCAAGTCTTCTTTGAACGGACTGGCACTGATGAACCTATTTATCTCATCTTCCAGGTTGCTGATTCGGTCAACGCGCTCCTGGATGCGTTTGTCAATGCGCTCGGCTTCAGCTAGCGACGCGCCACGCGCTTTTCTCTTTTGCTCCTCGAAGATCCTCAGCTCGCGCTGCGCGTTGCGTAGTTCTTTGACTTGGTCTTGGACAAGCTTGGCCTCAGCGGCAAAATTCCCCGCAGCCCCGAACTCGCCCGAGAAGAAACGCTTGGCGATCCCGATAGTGACTTTGAGTCCGTTAGCCGCTGCTTCAAGACTTGCGTTCAGCCCAGGCAACGATGCAGCGAACTTTTCAACTGCAACGATCCCTGCCAAGATCAGTAGCGGAGTCGCCAGGAACGCGGAGTTGACCGCAAGCGCTGCCGCCTTGAGCCCGGCCAAACTGAAAGTCAGCGACCTAGCCGCAGTGACCAGTTTTCCAATGCCCGCAGTGATCTGCTTCGGGGTCAGGAAGATCAGCAACTTGAGAGCTGCCGATGCCGACAAGCTGGCCGTTGCGATCGCGGCAAACGAACTTAGTGCCCGGCCTAGTGCACTCCCTGAAAGCTCTTGAACAGCTTCAAGAAGACCAAGTGCGACACTGAACAGGATGTTAAACACCTGCACGAGCGGGGCGAACGCGGTAGCTACCAGTGCCGCAGACTCGCCAAGCTCGAAAAAGCCCTTTGCCAGAAGCCCGATCAGCTCCCCGAACGGCTGACCGTCCCTGCCCAGGATTTCAGTGATCTCGTCGAACGGCTCGACCAAGAACTGGATGAACGTAGCCAGTTCGCGTTGAGCTTCGTCGTTTGAAAGAGCGTCCCTAACCTCAGAGCCAACCCGTCCCAAGGTGTCTCTCAGTTGTTCGGTGCCCGCTGCACCTGCCAACCGGAACGCATCCTCAAGGTCGGAAGCAATGACCGGGAGCGTGTTACGCAGAGCCTCAGAAGCCTCAGCAATACCCGAGAACTTCTCCTGAATAAACTCGAACAGCCTGCCCGCTTCTTTTGCCTTGCGGATGTCCGGGTTCGTAATTCCGAGCGCCGTGGCAATTCGCGTGTCTCGCGGGCGAACGGTGCCCTGAAGCACCGAGCGGATCTCTTCAGCAAGCTGGGTCTGCGGCACCCCGAGAAGCGTGGCACCCTGCGAGAAGAGCAACGCCACCTCGCGGAATTGACTGAGGTCCAAGCCGTTGCCTAGGGCCTGACTGACGTTCTGCTGGTAGATCGTCAGCAGCTGTTCAAACGTCGCGGTTGTGCCCAGGGCCTGCTTGCGGATCTCAGTAATCTCGACCCTGGAAATCTTCAGGGCCTCTGCGTACTTCTCAGCCCCTTGGAGCAGGTTGCCTTGACTGTCAACGATGTCCGAAGCACCTGCCACAAGACCCGCTACTGAAAGTCTCGCAGTCTCAAGCTCATTGCCGAACTCCACAGCGTTCTTGAGCCCGAACTTAATGGCGTCAATGCTTCGCGTAATGCCTCGGTACACTACGAGACCAACGACCACGCCTCGGATGGTGCCCTTCAGGCGATTGAAGAACTCGTTCTGCTTCTTGACCTCCTTGTTGCTGCTCCTGACTACGCGAGCAAGGTCTGCCTGTGCCGAGTTGAATTCGGTCTGAAGCGCAAGACGATCCACCGGAGAGAGCTTCTCGCCCGGCTGCGCCAATCGGTCAGCGGCCAGCGCCCTCTCCACCTTCGCAAGACGCAGGTTTGCCTTCCGAAGAGCTTGCTCCTCTTGAAGCCTCAGCAACGTCCCTTTCTCGGAAGCGAGCTTGGACTTCTCGCTGGCCAGCCTTTCGTCGGCCTTGGCGACAATCTGAGCTTCAGCCGCACGAAGGGTCTGTGCAGCCTTGAGCTGTCGCGTCTTGGTTCTTTCTATGTCGGCTTCTTGCCGTTGCAGTTCCGCGAGAATGATTGCTCGCTGCTGCTCAAGTTTGACCCTTTCTTGAGCCAGTTGCTTGATCGAGGATTCGCTTGCCTTAAACGCCCGCTCGACAATAGGGACCTTTCTCGCAAACCTCCCCTCCTTGTCTCTTCCCGTGACCGCGCCGGACTCTTTTCTCCTCCGGTTCAGTTCTGCCTGAAGCCTCGACTCGCGCTTAACCTCCGTGATTCGCGCGTTTGTTTCTTTCAGCAGCTGCTTGTTCTGCTGGCGACTCAGCTTGAGTCCTTCGACGTAGGTCTTGCCGCCCTCGTTTTGTGCCTTGCGAAGGCTGACGTTTGAGGTTGCTGTCTTCCTGATCGCCTCGTTGAGCTTGTTCTCTTCCGCGACCAACAGGCGAAGGTCTGCACGAACTTTCTTGAGCCGAGACAGCTCGTCCTTCTCAACTAGGGTCAGGGAGCCCTTTTTGAACCTCCCCTTGGCGTCTCGAACGGCGGTTTCAAGCTGTTTGATCTCACGCTGAACACGGTCGAACTCGTTCTCATTAGCGAACTCGGCGCTGATGATTAGCTTCAGTTCTTCTTGTTCGGCCATGAGTCAGCGTGAGTTCTTCTGGAACTCCTTGAGGCGTTTCTTGATGTCCTTGCCGCTTCCCTGTGCGCCAAGGGCCGTGTTGGAAAGGTGGAGTGCCTGTTCAGACATTTCCGCCTTGGACTCAAGAGCAGCCAGCTCAAGAAGCTGGCTGACTCCCAAGGTGGTCAGGTAGCTGGGATCGCTTCCTCTGCGGGCGAGGTAGGCAACACAGTCAGCGACGGTGCGCCAGGACTGGTCGTTTCGCTCATCGACTGTTTGAGGGTCTCGGCCAGATCTCCGAGCGCGGCGTCGTCCAGCTTCACGTTCAGCATCTGACGCACCGCTCCCGAAAAAGGGCCGAAGACTCCTGCGTTGGCCTTCAAGGCCCCGAGCAGGCACTCGACGAACACACCAGCCCCGCAGTCTTCGAGCAGCGTTTTGCCTGTGACGCCGTCGAGGCGCAGAGAGTCCGCGATGAACTCTGACAGCAGCTGCTGGTTGGTCTGACCCATCAGAGCCTCACCGAGTTGGTGGATCGCTTCGGTGCGCTTCTCTTCGTGGTGCCGCGCCAGCTCCGGCGAGACCGAAAGGTGGGTCTCGTCTTTGCTGACTTGCTCGTCTCCCGTCTGGTTGTAGGAGGTCTGGGATCCTGCGTCATCGCGGGGGTTCCGCATGAGCTGCATGATCGCGTCGGTGGAAAGGGTGGCTACGTTGCGGAGCTTCGAGAACATCCCCACGGAAACTTCGTGGAAGACCACTTCTCGCCCGTTCACCTCATGAATTTCGGTGCGGGGCTCCATCCAAGTTTGATTACTCATGGCTACAGCATACTAATGGAATAGGGGGCCAGGGTGAAAAACCCTGGCCCCCACCCTTTCCTCCTCGGGCTCTCGCCCCAGGTGGCTCAGGAGTCCTTCACGTCGTACTTGTGGAAGAACCCTTGAAGGCCAGCACTGCCATCCATCCACGCAGGCTGCTCAACCGATCCCTCCAGGGAGGCCGTGGAGAAGTCCGTGCCGTCAGAGATGAGGTCCACTTCGCCCGAGGGAATGAGGCGCGTCTTGAAGACCTCGACCACGGCGCGGTAGCCCGAGCGGTTGGAGTCCTGCTGCTCGAAGCGGATCGCGATGGCACGACTGGCCTTGGCCAGACCTTGAACGACGGGACGCTTCTGCGGTGCGGAATCGTTGGTGTCGTTGTAGGTCAGCTTCATGCAGACGTTCGGATCGGTGTTGTTGCTAGCAGCACCTGCGATGCTCGCGTAGCTGCCCGAAACAGCCGAGTCCAGCAGAGGGCTCCCTTGCGGGATGAAGATCGTCCCCTGGGCCGCGTTGACGCTGAACGCGCCGCTAGCGGCGTTGTATGCGGTTCCGCCGCCGGACGCATCGTTCTCAGTCCCCGAGGCCAGCTCGATCTCAATCGTAGAGGCGTCCACCTGGAACAGGTGGTGAATCGGCTTCCAGGTCGGCAGGACAAAGGCAGGATTGCTTCCCCCTCCATCCGGGTCAATGGTCTGAGTCGTCCCTGAAGGCAAGTACGGCACACCAGCGTAGACCTTTCCCGCCCCATCGGACCACAGCTTGTAGGTCCGGCCAGCAACGGTCGGGTCTTCAGGGGGTTCCGCGTAACCAATGTTCGGCAGGAAGATCGCGCCGATCGCTGCTGAGCCAGCGTCAGGGGAATCCTGAGAGATCGCCTCGGCGGCGTAGATCAGCTCAAGGTTGGCGGTGTCGAGGATGTGGTCGAACGTCATCGAGAGGTCGATGTTCGTCTCGACGGCGACTCGCGCGTCACGCACACGCTGCTCACCGCACGACGTGTAGTGCTCGGCCTCGGTGGTGTCGAACGAAAGCTGCGCGGAGCTAACGTCACCGACATCGCGCCAGGGGCCGGGGTTATCGGAGTCGTCCAGAAGCGCGATCTTGACACACGCCCTGGGGATGGACAGGTTGCTGGAGTTCGGGGTTCCCGAGTTGTTAAACGGCATGGGTGTTACCTGACGAGTGTCTCGAAGGTGAGGATCAGGATCGTGCCCTTCTCAGGGTCGATCTTGGGTCGGTAAGGAGACTCAACGTCAAGCAGACGAAGCCAAGCGCCGTTCGCTTGAAGACCTTCATGTGCCAACTTCTCGATGAGTCTGTCAGTGATGACTTGTCGGTCCCACTCTACCGTGACTTTCCAGCGCCAACGACGCCGTTCCGAGACGGATGAGCAAGACCTGCCCGGCTGGAACTCTTGCACCAGCGGGTGTGCGTACACGCTACGAGGAGTGTCGTAGTTCGTGGTCTGGTTCAGGATCAGCGACCCGTCAGTGTCGCGAGTCACAGACAACCTGGGGACCGCCAGAGACCGGACGTAGTCGTCGATCTCGTTTTGAAGGGCGATCTCCCTACTAGTCTCAGTGATCTCTACGACAGGCGATGCCATAGACGGTGCTGGGTGTAGGAGGAAACGGGACCATAGTGCGTGGTCGAGGTGGTCAGGTGACCATCACGCGAGGTCAGCAGAGGCGCTTCTTTGTCGGGGCCAAGCATGACTGCTCCGACCCCGCTGATCTTGCTCGCAGAAGAAAGCTCATCCACCTTCTGGGCCGCACGCATATCCGACAACAGGCGGCGAGAGATGTCATTGGCCTGGGCCTCAAGCTCCATAACGAGCTTGGCACGCTCCTGCGGATTGGAAAGACGGAAGGGAGCTTCGCGCTGGTAGGTGTCCAGCATCGACCCCGAGTCATCCATGAACGCAGAAGGCAAATCAGGCAGCAGGAAACGCTTTGTGAGCACAACCTCAAGCTGCTGCGCTTCGACCTTCTGGACTTCTTCCCGAGTGGTCGGGCTGTCCGTTGAAGGCAAGGCTGCGAGCGTCGCTACAGCCCCGTCGCCCAGGACCCGGATCATTAGCGTCCGAGCCCTGAGCATGGCGTCGTTGAGGATGTCGTCAGCGGCGTCGGTGTCGATCAAGCCCCCGAGACGGAGAGATGCCTTGAGCGTAGCCTTGTCGGCCACAAACAGGGGTGTCGCGGAAGCTGCCATCGAGATCAGGTTGCGGGAGTGATGTCGCCGCCAAGCGTGTGCTCGGCCTGCGAGGAGGAGCCTTTGCCACGGTCAGACTGAAGGATGTCTTCAAGCTGACTGCGGCCCATGTTGCTCAGGTGCTCCTCGGACATGCCGGGGATGGCCTGCTTGACGGTCTCACGAAGCTCGTGGTCCGACTTCTGGTCAAGGTAACGCTGGTCGTATCCCAGCGCAGTGCTTGAGTCGTTGATGAACAGAGCGTCGTCATCAACGCGCTCGGCCTTGGTCGACGTCCCGATAGCAGCGGCGTTGCCGATTGCTTGGGGCGCGGTCATCACCTTGTTCTTCTGAACATCCACGACCGTCTCGACTGTGCTGGGCACCAGAGTGCCAAGTTTGATCAGACGTTGGATCTCAGAGGCTTCGGTGATGCCGACAGCGTGAAGCTGCTCTTGATTGCGGATGACTTGATTGTGGGTGAGCAGAACCTTGCCTTGGGCAAGAACGGTGCCTTTGACCACATAGAAGACTTCGTTGGACATGAGAGAGAGGGGGAAAGGGGTGTGGGAACGAGGGGCAGTGCTTGAAAGCACCACCCCTCGCGTAGCAATCACAGGCAGATGAGCTTCGCGCAGAAGTCAGGCCGGAACGGAGCGACCAGCGGGCGCGTCTGAACCATCATCTGCATCTCGGAGGGGTAGTCCACGGACCACGACTTCGAGTACAGCTCGGTGTTGATGGCGCGACCGGGGGCCTCCTTCATGTCGTACACCGGGGCGTAGAACTGACGGATGTCAGCACCCTGCCCGACGTGCATGAAATAGATCGAGTTGGCGTCCACGAGCGGGACCGAAGAGCCACCGAAAAGGGTGACCGAGCGGTTGTACTCCCAGAAGTCGATGCCGTTGATCCGACCAATCGGGGTCACCGCGCCCTGCTGGGCGTAGGGAGCCGTCACGTCGATGTACGAGGTCTGACGGAACTCGTCCAGGTTGCGGTTGTCGAGCCGCGCGTTGAACTTCTGCGGCAGGTCCTTGCGGATCGCAGCAGCAGCTTCAGGACTACAGATCGCCGTGTTGACGCTCAAGTACTCCTTATCAGCGACAAGCTGCTTGATCGTCTGGATGTCCTCGATGGGCTCGGCGGTCGTCTCGTCCCACTGAGCACCACCCGTCAGCGTGACCGTGAGGTCCGCACTGCGACCGAAGTCGTAGCTGAAGGCGTCGTAGTTGGAATCCGAGTACGTCACCGTGCCGTCCGACAGCATCCGGCTGACCCACCACTCAAGGGTGTTCTCGATGCGACGAACCATGTCCCGCTGGTAGCGGTCCACGCGCGCGGCAAGGCCGTTCGACTGAGTCGTGGCGGCGCTACCGTTGACGAAGATCTGGTCACCGATCGAACGGTCCTGCGCGATGTCGCCCGAGTGGATCGACTTCCGCATGGCGATGTTCGGGATGTCCATCGCAGTCATCGAGCGCGTGCGATCACCAACGAAGACCGCAGCGGCCTCAGTCGGGATGAACGGAGCGCCTTCGCGCCCGAGCTGCTCACGACCGAACTCGATGCTGTCCGTACCGGGGAAGACCGGAGAGACAGGGTCAACGAGAAGGCCCTTGAGAAGGCCCGCAGGCTCTTCGATGTTGAGGACGTTGGCGGTGAGGTATGCCGTCTTGAGCACGTCAATGCTCCGCATACCCTGCATGTCAAAAGAGGGCATCAGGCAGCTCCTTCAAGGTTGAGGATGAAGAACCCCTTCGCTCGCATGCCCGTCTTGAGGGCAGCGTCGAGGTTGGACTGGCTTTCACCAGCAGGGAGGACGACTTGGTCGGCGGGCACTTTGCCCCCGAGGATGACGACGCCGATGGTTTCACCAGCGGCGAGAGTCTTGACGAGTCCGGTCTCGTGGAGACTGAGCCCAGTCTGGCCCCCAGCAAAGGCGTCAACGGACTGCCCGTTAGTCCACACGCGCCAACCAGGGGTGCCAGTGGCGTCGTAGACCAGGGGCGTCAGGAACGGGATCAGGTCGCCCTGGTTCGTGGAGCCCCCGGTCAGCGTGGAGTCGTCGATGCGCGTGTCCGCGACCACGGTGCCCTTGTCGAAGGTTCCGCCGCCCGTCGTGACGAGCGCCGCGAAGACGCCCTGCTGCTGGTGAGTGATCTCAAGATCCTTGGCCGCGTAAAGCGTCCGGGTCTTGATCATGTTGCGTTCTTGAAGAGCCATGTTCTTCTACCTCAGCGGCGGGACCGCTTAAGAGCCTTCTCGTTCGCAGCTTCGTGACGGGGGGCAAGCTCCTTCAGGAGCGAGTTGAGTTCCGACTCGAAACCGACCTCTTCCGGTTGCTCGACAGTGCGCTCGCGAAGAGATTTGCGAGCGGAGCCCTTGGTGCCGTCTTGGCCGTGATCAGCCTTCAGCTTCTCCAGCTGCTCGATGTACGAATCGAGTTCGTCGAGGTCGAGGGAGGCGATGTCGCCGTCCTCAATCTCAAACTGCTTCTGAAGGCCACGGACAGCGGCATCGAAGCGGTGCTTGCGAAGGGCCTTGGCGTCGGACAGGTCGAGCTTCTTCTCGACCGCCTTTTCCACAGGCGCTTCCTCCTTGGTGAGCCCTTCCGCAAGTCGCTCAACGACCTCGGAAAGACCTTTGATGGCGTCCATGACGCCGTCTTCGGGGGTGGTATCGGTCATCTGAGTTTCCTCAGGGGCCTCCTTAGGCTCCGGGGTTGTCGTCGCTGACTTCAAGAGAGCCAGCTCAGAATCGGACGGCTCCTCCAAGGAGTAACCATCCGGGGGAGAGGTCAAACTCAGTTCAGCAAGATTGCCTTCCCGAGCCTGCTTTCGAAGCTCTTCGTCGAAGAGCTGTACGGTCATGGCCCACGACCCGTCGTGCGGGATTTCGCGGCCCAAGTGGTCTGTAGAGGGGAAGCGGTCGTCCTGGCCGTTCATGATGAACGACTCAACAACCGCCGCCTTGGCCTTGTCGAGGCTGTCCTCCTGGTGCATCAGGTCCAAAGACATACCCGAGCTTCCAAAGCTGTGGCACGCCTTCTTGATGCTGTCGCGGTCCATGTAGTGCCCGTGGGCGTCCACAACCATCGGGGCATAGACAATCCCGTAGAGCAGCCCCTCTTCAGGAGCAGACTTCATGATCGGAACCAGATTCAGTTCCTCTTCGCCTTCCTTACTTTTGAACAGGCCGGGCGTGAGGTTTGCCCCTTCGTCAACTAGAGCCACGCGAGTGACTTTGCTGACGACGATCTTCTTCGGTTTGACTGCCATGAGTAGACTGACTACGAGTAGGCTAACCAAAGATCAAGTGGCCTACTTACATTATGGAAGATCGCACATCTAGCAATAACCCTTTCGAAGACGGCACTGCCGCTTTTGGAGGTAGCTCAACTCCTTGGGTAGCTGGCGACTTGGTCTCTAGCAAAGAGCCTCTTCGCAAGACTCTCTACAAGGTTCGCGACCTTCCGGGGCAAGAAGCCAGCGGGCGCAAGACCCAAGAGTCTGGCAAGGTTCTGCATCCGTTCAACATGGAGCTTGCTGACTCCATGATCGAGGTCAGTCCGTACCACGGGTCGTGTCAAGCGACTCTGGTCAGCGCGACTGTCGGGTGCGGGCTGGGCGTCATCGACGAGGAAGCTACGGCGCAAGCCAAGGCCGGACTGGCCCAGAGCAGCACCGCCGACGCGGCAGGCAAGCTGCCCGTCATTGACCACGAGCGCACCGAGGAGCTGTACGACACGCTCGACTCGATGTGCGAGCACGACTTCGACCACCTGATGGCCCAGGTTGCGGGCAACTACTGGGGCGTGGGCAACGCCTACATGGAGTGTGGGCGAGACTCTGAGGATCAAGTGTCCTCTCTGTACTGGTTGCCTGCCCCGGACGTGTACCGCACGCACTACCTGGACAAGCGCCGGGACCGCTTCTACTTCACGCTCTTCAACGGCTACAACGACGGTGAAGTGCTCTTTGCCCGCTGGCGCAAGATGCAGGAACTGCGAGCTGCCGACGAAGTCAGCCTTGAGCGCCAAGAGATCCTGAACGAGGTCGTGGACTTCACTCGACCCACCACGCGCTGGGAAGGCTACGGAGCGCCCCACTGGCTTGCTGCCGTGCCGTACATGGACGTGGACGTGCGTGCTCTTCAGCGCGTCAGTGACTACATGTTTAACGGGGGCATGCCGCAGAACATGCTGTTCCTGGGCGGCATGCCGATCAACGGAGAGCAGCTGCTGAAGATGCGCGAGGTGATGTCCGGCGCATCTGGCTCGCGCCAAGGTCAGAGTGCGTTGTTCACCATGCCCAGCTCTTCCAAGGACCGTGCTTGGGTCGAGCACATCAAGGTGGGCGACTCAGTTGAGGGCACGGGCTTCCAGGATATGCACGGCACGATCAACCTTTCGGTTGCTTCAGCCAATCAAGTCCCCCCTGTTCTGGCAGGCATCACGACCCCTGGCAAGATGGGGGCGGCGAACGAGATGGCTCAGGCCATCATGACGATGCAGAGCAACGTCATCTCGCCTGTTCAGAACTACCTTGCCAAGCGGCTGAACCGCACGCTGTTCTCCACCATCGGCGGGATTCGTGGCTTTGCTGGAACCAAGGTCCGCTTCAAGACGTGGCACGAGGCGATGGACATGGCGGCTCTCAACACCGTGGCGCGTCAGCGCGAACAAGTGGCGGCTGCTCCCGACAGGGATCCCGACGAGGGTCTGAGGCGGTAGATGCCGCGCAAGTTTGTAGATCGTCTGGAACCGGGCCTTCGGCAGGCCACGGACCAGATAGCGGACTTGTACGTCGCGAACCTCGCTGCTGAAGCGGGCATCTACTCGACCACCCTGGCAGAGAGCTTCTTCAGGACACCTCTTCAGCCAACTCCAAAGGGCTTCTCGTTCCGAGTCGAGACGCCGTTCTTCTGGGCGAACATCATCGACCGAGGCCGAAAGGCGGTCACGATTGCACCTCCCCGCAAGCTGGCGTTCTTTGCGAACCCACTGGAGGACGACCCAAGGCTTCGCGGAGGGTATCACCGTACCTACGAAGAAGCCTCAAACTCCAGGCTGGATATGCCGCCGGAGGAGTTCAAGCGAGCGGTTAAAGAAGGCAGGCTGATCCTGACCAACTACGCCGCTCCTCTGACCCCGACCAACTTTGTGATCAAGGCCAAGGGCAGGTTCAAACGAGACGCTGCGGAGATCCTGGGCCGAACAGCCAGGACCACCGCCCGCAGCTACCTCAAAGAGATCACGAAGGACATCCGCATCAACATCACCCTCTAATGAAGCTCGAAGCAGTAGAGAGGCGAGTGCTGGAGAAGTTCTGGCGGCTTGCGGAGGTCGGCTGTTGTCTTGTGTCCGAAGACGGCAAGTTTATGGCCGTCAACCAGAAGCTGTGTGAGCTGCTGGAGTACTCGCAGGTCGAGCTTGAGGCTCTGACCTACCAAGATATCACGCACCCTTCAGACGTGATGGCGACCGTGGCCATGAAGGATCAAGTGGCGCGAGGGGAGCTGAGTCACTTCCGCATGACGAAGACCTACCTCAAGAAGAGCGGCTACCCGGTTCAGATCGACTTGGTCGTGTGGCCCATCAAAAAGGAGGACGGCAGCTTTGAGTTCTTTTTGAACCAGATCGTCCCGAAGGTGAACGTCCACTCAGGCAAGCGACGGGCTACGGACTGCCAAGACGTTCGTGTGGACAGCTCGATCGTGATCACGAGCTTCTTGCGAGACAACAAGAAGCTGCTGGGGGCGCTGACTGCCTTGCTGGGGGCCGTGGCAGCTGCTCTAAGCGCCCTGGCGCACAAGCTGATGGCTGGGGTCTAGACGCCCTGCCGAGGGCGTCCACGGGCGTGCCAAAGCGCCATGCCGACAGTGTCGATTGCGTCGTGGTACTGCCGCTTCGTGATTCGCTTGTGACCTACCAGCACGGAGTCGAAGTGCTCTTTGCTCAGGTCGGCGTCAGGCAGGTAGTACTGGATCAGCCGCTCGCGGCGGATGTCTTTCTTGGTAGTGGACCAACCACCCTGGCCTGTGGGTGCCCACTGGATTTCCCTGCCCAACGCTGCCGCGAGAGCCCCGGTGACCATAGCTAGGTCTCGGATGTCCTCCTTGCGGACGTTCCGTGCTTTGAAGTGCTGAGTCTCGACCAGCACAACCTCGAAGCGGTCGTAGGGCTCCTGGGGAAATAAGGAGGCAATATCACAGCTGGTCAGCATCTTGACTGTGTCTGTGACTGCGTCCAGCCCCTTTCTCAGAGGCTTCTTGCGTTCTAGAAGCCCTACCTGCTCGACTCCCTGGAGCGCACCGTCGTCGGACCACGACGTGGATGTCCACACAAAGTGGTGCAGCCCTGGGTCAAACGCGACTATCCGCACGGCTCAATCGTAGCCCCTACGCGGCCTTGACTGCTTGCGGGACTGGTAGTCCGAATTGAACGCCTCGCGGCGAGAATCCATGATGTGCAGCGCCTGGACTTCCAGGTGAGCAACATAAGCCGGGTAGTTGTCACACCAGTCTTCGTCTACTGCCTCCACGCCCGTCATGAGCTTGATGGCCCTATCGACCATGTCTCGCCACGGGTCCAGCAGGTTGGCGTGCTTGAGGTCATGAAACATCTTGACCTCGTCGGGACCCCACTCAAGGAGAGTCTCTTCGTCTTCGTTACTCATTAGAGAATTGGTTTGTCGGCAGGAACCAAGCGCCCCTGCTCGTCGAATGTCTCAGGGGCGAACTTGTCCCAGCGGTACATCGCCGCCGATTCTACGGTCATCGGAATGCCTGTGAGAACCTTATTTACGCCTTCGCACATAAGGCGCTCGATCTCGTGCCGCATGGATTCCGTGCGGTCGAAGTCTTCGTGCTCGGGCAACTGGTACAGAAGTTCGTCGTGCAGGAAGTCCACGAACACCGCGCCGTAGGCGGCGCTGCCCTGCGAAACGTCCCGACTGGCCCGAACACAGTCGAAGACTGCGTGGCCAACGCCCTCAGCAGACGGGGGCTGGAGCAGCAAACCGTTCGCGGCCACGGTGTACACGCAGTTTCGTCGGACCATTCCGCCAGGAGTGATGACCATGTACCGGGTCTGGCGCTCGCCCTCCTGGTCGTAATGAGAGAACTCCTCATCCACGAGCTTCGTTTTGAAGACGTTAAAGGCTTCTGACCACTCGGGGAACTCGGCACGCCAGACTTCACGGGCTGCAGTCATCTGATCCAAGGTGATGTGCGTCAGGTTGTACGGCGGCGCGTGCGCCGTCACGAGAGCAGTCGCAGGACCCATGCCTCCCCAGTTTCCCAGTCCGGTCGGCTTGGCTAGGGTGCGCCACATCTTGAACAGCTTGGGGTCAGACTTCTTCAGGGCCTCGAAAGCGGCATAGGCTTCCATGCCCTGCGCCCCTCGCAGGTCCATCGGGACGTTCTCTCCCAGGTCCCTCAAGAGCGCGGCACCGAGGTACTGGTGCGGGCACTTGCCGTCCCGAAACAGCTTGACGAGGACGCTGTCAATCCCTTCCTGAAGGCACCGCCACGCAGCGCAGCGCAGCTCCAGGGCACCGTAGTCGGTTGAGTAGAGGATGTAGCCAGGGTCCGCGACCAGGGCCACGCGAATGCGCGGGTCAGGGTTCTGCCCATTCATCGACGGGTAAAGAGTTCCGGCGAACGAACCAGTGCGCCCCGTCGAGACCAACTCTTTGAAGTTGAACCGCATCCGGTCTGTCACTTGGATGTCCATCGCTTCCGCATTGAAGCTGTCGCTCTGCGCCTCCGTGGACTTCGACGCTTGAACCATTGCCTTTGCTTTAGGCATCCCGTTGCCTACGTCCCAGAAGAAGCGATGGACGTAGTCCGTTCGCATCTTGATGACTGCTGCCCTTCGTGCGTACTCCGCTACGGTCTCGTCAAAAGGGACCAACGGCGTGAACACCTTCTTGTTAGTCGAGACCCACTCAGGGTGCTGGTCAAACTTCTCGTCCACTGCGGGTAGAGACTTGACCCGCTCCCCGAACATAGCGTCGTGCTCTGAGACGCCTTTGTCCGTCAGTGCCAGCTTGAAATTCGGTGCCTTCCTGGCGGCGGAAAGCATCAAGTCTTGGAGCTTCTTGCGCTTGAGCACCTCACGTTTTGCTGCGGCGAGCTTAGGGGGACACTCGCACGTCTTTGGGGTCTTGCAGCCTTTGACGTGAGCCTTGGCACCGTTGGCGTAAGGCACCGGAGGCTGCGGGGGGATGATGATTTCCTGCTCGATCAAGTTCGGGAAGTTTGAAAGGTCAAGCTCAGTCTCAACCTCGTCTTCCACACAGAGGACGCGCTCCTTATCGACGCGCATCCCGTTGTAAGTCATCCAGCCAAGGGCGAGATGCTTGGCAGCTCGCTTCCCCGCCAGTCGTAGTAGGGTTTCGCGCCCAAGGGATTTGTCTGATCGGTTCAGAAGGCGCTCCAGGATGACGATCAGGTCAGCAGCGTCATCCATCGCGTACCTGACAAACTCCTCTTCCCACTCGCCTACTGGCACCCCGTCTACGAACGAGTACTCCGTGCGGACGCTGCTCTTCTTCTCTTGAGCACGGTCTTTTCCCAAGTACCACCGGGTCAATGACGCTTGGCTGTACTCTGCCTGACGGTTCGGATCATCAAACGGCGTGCTGTCAATGTCGCCCCACTCGGCCAAGGCCAGCATCTTGTGCATCGTCAAGATATCGACCACGCGGCCTTGGGCGTAGGCTTCCCAAATCAAGGGCTCCAGCAAAGGCTCCCAGAGCGAGAGAACGATCATGTCGAACTGCGCGTTGGCCAGCACGAACTTCGCCTCTGGGTCTGCCAGGACCCCTTGCAAAAACGAAAGGAGCTGGTCCCGGTCGCACTTGGCGCTGGCGACCCAGGCACGAACTCGATCAGAGTCTTGCCATGAGATCTGAGCGCAGACCATTTGCGGGTATGGGTGCGTTCCTGAAATAGGGAACGTCTCTGTGTCGATGCCGTAGAAGCGCATAGCAACCTCAAATAGAAACGGGGGGAGCCCCTACCAAAAGCTCCCCCCTAGACCTCAGTCTGCCAACTGAGTCCTACTTCGTGACAAAGTACTGAGAAGGAGATCCGAGACCTTGCGCGGCCCTACTGCCGGAGGGTCGAGCGAGGAGGTCAAGCTCAGGGTTCGTTGCGAAGTGAGCATCGACTTCCGCGTCGGAGACGATGCCGTCCCAATCGAAGATGTTGTACGGGCGGTTCGCCCTGGACATCTTCTGAGTGACTCGCGTCTTGAGCGTCACCCCAGCGTAGGTCGCCGGGTTGTTGAGCACGTCGTTGAACGAGTTGGTGCGAGTCTGGTTCGGGTCCGAGATCTCCTGGAGGCAAGCCAGGAACTTGCGGATGGTCGGATAGAAGCCGAACTCGTTGCTCTTCACCAAGACGCAAGCGCGGGTGACGCCCGGAGACTCCCCGGTGCCGTCAGCGGACAGGTTCTTGGTGATCACACCCTCAATGATGGCCAGCATCGCGCCGGACTTCTGAGGGTCTTTGGACTGGCGGTACTCGACCTTGGTCAGAGTCCACCAGTAGGTGCCCGGCTGGAAAGTCGGGCCGCTGCCTTGCATGACCTGCTTCGAATCACCTTCGGAAAAGTCGAAGCTCAGGGGCTGCGGTTGAGCAGCCATCTGTTGCGGGGCGTTCGGAGGAAGGGTGGGGGCGTTCTCGTTCATCTCTATCTCTAGTCTTATGGTTGTTAGCTCAGGCACATCCGAACCTACGGAGGTACTCCCTTGCTACTGATGGTGCCAAAGATTCTACGTTCGGCACCTTGCTCCTAAGCATCTCGGGCGGGGGCAGTCGCGGAGGCGGATCCCATGCCGCCAAGATAGCTTTGTGATCATTACCCAAAACTTGGTGGGTAAACGTCGCCTCAACGAGGCACGCTCCGAGGGTATCGTGATCGGTTCCTTCCGTCAACACGACCTCAGCGTAAACCTCCTCGGCCTGCTGCCCCTGGCGGTGCGTGCGGCCCAGGCTTTGCTCAAAGTACGCTGCCGAGCGGACGACCTGGGCGTAGACGTTCGTGTGGAAGTTGTGCTGAAGGTTGAGTCCGTGAGCGCAGCGGCCCAGGCTCAAGACGAAGACGCAGTTGCGGTAGCTCTTGTCGTACAGCAGGTCCATGTTGCGCTTCGCGTGACGAGGACTGACGCCGTAAGTCTCCAACCCGGCCCCTTGCAGCTTCTCGATCAGGCGATCCACCACTGCGTGGTTATGTGCCCACACCAGGGTGCCCGTCTTTCGGTCCTTCACGACGCGCTTGACCCGCGAGACCACGGCGTCCAGCTTCCAGTCGCAGACCATGACGTAGCGATGATCTCTCTCGATGCGATGCTCGAAGTCAGCTGCTTGCCGTTCATGCCACCCTTGGACGACCGCAGAGTCGATACCCTGCGTCTCTCCGTTAGCGATCTTCTGGCCGACCTGTAGGTCAGAGTCAAAACCCAGGGGGCTGGACCGCACCCACGGGAACAGCACAGAACGGTACGTCTGGTCTGCTTCAAGGTATCGCTTCGAGCGATCAAGTAGCACCTCCGCTTCTGCGACTGAGATCTCCTTGCGTCGAGATACGACCTCAGCCTCTGGCCAGAACGGGTCGTTGTAGAACCCGCAAGACAGCTCGGCTGAGATGTTGTAGATGTGCATCGGCGTAGAGACCAACTCGCCGTTCGGCTTCATGCCTAGGGTCTCCAGGTTGTGCTTCATCTGCTGAAGCTCGTCCCAGCCCTTTGCCCCAGGATCGTCCGGCACCTCGAAGTGACCGATCTTCAAGTCGGCGGCGCAGGAAGCGTCACCTCCCGTGATCACGCCAGGGGCGCTCTTCAGACGGGCCTGAAAGGCCGCTCGTGCGCCTACGGTGTCTCGCGTGAACTTCTCGTCAGGGAACTGGATCTCGGCCCAGGGAGGCAACCAGGAGCACGCAAGGGTGATGTAGTTGTTGCCGTCTGCTGCCATCGTCTCGTCCCACTCGTCGAGGTTCTGAGAGTTCAATGGCAGCGGCGCGTTCTCACCCATCGCTTGACGCATGAGCTTCCAGAAGTCCTTGAGCCGCTTCTTTGCCATCGTGCCAGACAACGCGCAGAACTCGACAGGACGACCCTGAGCTTGCTCGATCTCCTGAAGCACGCCCCAATACCTCTTTGAGCGGGCCGAGTCGTTGGCCAACGTATGGGCTTCGTCGGCAATCACCAGCGTAGGTGAAATGCCTCGCATGACTTCCAGTCCGTCGAGGTTGGACAGTGCGGTGTACGGGACGATGTAGAGCCCCGGACGGTCCTTGCTGATGATCTTGGTCCGCGCGGCCTTTGACTTGCCGACAAGGCTGTACCAGTTGTACCCCAGCGGCATTCGCTCGCGGACCCAGGGCAGGTCTCGCTGAATGAGCTGGTCGCCCAGACTGGGCGGGATTAGCAGCATGGCCTTCTTGTGCCCACGGAACTTGAAGCCGATGTGCGGCACACACAAAGAGATCAAAGTCTTGCCGCCGCCCACGGGGATAGGCGCGAAGAAGCCGCCGTACTGCTGGTAGCTCGCCAGCGCCCACGCCTGCTCCAGCTTCAACGTGAACGGTGAGCCGTCCGGGTTGAGTGGAGCAGACGCGAGCGTGACGTGCTTCGAGTACTCCACGGCCCACTCTTCGGTGGGACGAGGCATCACAGGCAGCTGCGCTATGCGTTGGTTGTCCTGCTGGAGAGTCCTCATCGAGAAGCAGTGCTTCGAACGACCTTGCCCGCGTGAGCTTCGAGCATCCCTGCCAGCTGTTTGATCTCGTAGATGTCGCTATTGACGTAGACAGCTTCCTTGTCCACAGCGGCGATCACGTCAGGGAGACAAAGCTGCTGAAAGTCTCTTCGCTTCCATGTGTCAGCCGCCCAGTAGCTCTCTCCAACGCGCTCCTGGTACAGGTCGCTGATGACCTTCAGTGCGGCTGAGAGTTGCCACACCTTCTCAATGCCTCCTGAAGGCAAGCAGTCGATGTACAGGGTGAACGCCTTGGGCGGGCGTCCCTTGCCCTTGTAGCCTTCCTTGCCGACGACCTTCAGGCGGTCTCCAAAACCTTGGTCAGGGACCTCGACGGGAGCGGCGGGCTCAGGATCCGGCGTGGGCTCGGGCTCCGGCTCGGGCTCGGGCGCGGCGGCACGAGTGTGCTCAGGGGCATCGTGCCAGACCTCAAAGTCACCTTGAGTGTTCCAGCCCCATGTGTAGTTCATGGGCAGGATGCCCGTGATGGTCTGGCAGTGAGGGCACGCACTGCCGTTGATCTGAACGCCTAGTCCCCCGCACACAGGACACGCCGGAGCAGCCCAGGGGGCTTTGCCTCGTGCTGTCTCAAGGTTCGGCTTGGCTACAGCAGGAGCTGAGTTAGCCAGGGGAGGGGGACCGGAAGCGAGTTGAGGCGAGGTAGGGGTGGGAGGGTTCATGCGTAGTTGAAAATCAGAAATGGATTCGAGGTTTGAACAGATGCCTCGATAGACACAGCCGCCGTAGGAATCGCACGACGACCAATTCGGAGTGACCTCTTCCCAATCGGGAGAGGCGTCCCTCAAGTCTAGCATCTCCTGAACGGTAGAGCGGAGGTAGCTCCGCATTTCTTCGGTCCTGTCTTTGGAGATGAACCCTTGCACCTTTTTTGTGCGGGGGTTCAGGTAGTCCTTGATGAAGATGTTGTGCGCGACGTGAACTCCGTCCTCGATCTCATACTCGTCGCACATCCAGAGCGCGTAGATCTGAAGCTGGTAGTTGTCAGCGATCGTGTCTTCGTTGACGGCCCACCTGAGGGACTTGGTGGTCTTGTGGTCTTCGAGCGTGGCCAACGGGGCGCTGTGGTAGTCAGCCAGGGAGGTGAGCCAGAGCAGGCCCTGGTTACCGTCCAAAGGGAGCCAGAACTTCTTCTCGACCTGCCCCTCGGGAAGCCGCACCACGGTGCCGTTAGAGATTCCCTCTCGCACCAGGGCTTTGACTAGCTCTTGATCGGGCTCGTCGATCTCGTTCCAGCGCCCGTCTCGGTCTTGGTACTTCCACCACTCGTGGGGAAATAGATCGACTTGGTTGCCGGGGGTCTGGTTGTACAGGACGCTGCCGGAGCCATAGTTGCCATGCTCGTCCACAGGTTGGTCAGGGAGCTGCCCCGGTGCCGGGACGGTGTCCTGAGGGCACAGCAGCCAACGCTCCACACACAGGTGCAAGATCGAACCGATCCTAAACGCGGCGTTAGCGGGCTGGGGCATCCCGGCAACGCGGGTCAAGTACCACTTGCGCTTACAGTCCTTCCACTCCTTGATCGAAGTTGTGGTTGCAACCATCGCGCCCTTAGGTGGGTCAAAGCTATCGCTCTTATAGTCCAAGGTCTCGTACCTCCTGGCACTCCTCGATCAGCTCCTGCACTGTGTGGTCGATCCCCGGCGGCAGGAACTCGCAGAAATGCGAGAGCGCCTGGAAGTCGAGTGCGAACCATCGCCGCTTGCCTGACTTGGTGGGTGACTCGACCCACTGCCCCTCGACCTTCTGCATGGCAGTGCCTTGAGTAGCACTGACTCCGCACTGGTTCATGACCGAGCCAATGGCTTGCTTCATGTGGAACCGCTGCGAAGTCGTCGCTTCCTTGGCCCCAAGAGCTTCCATCAAGGCCCCGCGCACAGCCAGGACCTGTCCCGAGCGATCCATGATCGCATAGTTGTCGTTGATCATGCTCGACCGGAGGCACTTTGACAGCTGACGGACCACGGCGGCGATCATCTGAATCTCGTCCAGAGATTGCGAAGACTCTGCGGTCCCCATCGCCAGAGTGTTCGACACGAGGCGCATGCCTCCGGGCTCCGCGAGCTTCTCATACTCCGAGAAGATGGGCTGAAGCTCCTCACGGTTCTGATTCATCCACGCGATGTGCGCGGCGACTTCCGAAACCACGTCGGCCCGGCCCCTAGCATTGTCAAACAACCACTCGCGGCAGTACGGGTTGACCTTGAGCAGAATGCTTCGACGAGCCAGGGCGTCTCGCTTGTCTCGGTCGGAGTGCGAATTGTGGGACTGCATCAGGTCGTCGAAGAACGCCGACGAGTTGTTGAGCACGACCACGCGCCAGGGGTACTGAAGCCCACGCGCGTCCTTGTACTTCTCGTGGACCTCGACCTGCTGACCCGACAGTACGTTCAGGAACTCGCCCAAGGCCCGCTTCATCTGCCCGTGGTTGCCGTAGGAGATCGGCTGCACGTCGTCGTAGATCAGGATCAGGCCCTTGGCGTAGTGCGAGTTGTAGTTGCCCCCGGCAGTGCTCGGGCGAGCGGTCGCCGCCTGCATCTCAATGGCGTTGCCCAGGAGAGTCTTGCCCGAACGAGCGGTGCCGTAGATGTACAGCATGGGCAGCTGCGAGCTGTCGAAGTCTCGCAGGTAGGTCAGCCAGTAGATCAGCTGCCTGTAGTCCTCGGTGAGCTTTTCGGGCGACGACCCGGTCAGGACGTGCAGGTACTTTTCGACCCACTCGCTGCGTGCGGCGGCGATCTCCTGCGGCCTGAACTTGCGCTCGAAGAGGCACACTTGCTGCTGGTCCAGGCGCGTAGGCTCGAAGCGATCCTCTTCAGGGATCGAGAGCGGGTGATAGACCTGCCGCTCGACCGTCGCGAAGCGGCAGTAGTCCTTCTTGGCGCTCGACTCAGAGATCTCCTTGGTCTTGCCCGAGTCGTCGATCCACCGCACGCCGAGCAGTACCCCGACCCCATTCCGTGCAGACATCCCGATCGCCATCAGGAACGAGGGGAACGGCCCTTGGTAGCAGCCGTTGGGTGCGAGGCAGAACACGCTAGTGGCCGAGGTCTGAACGAACGCATACGTCTGAAGCTGCTCGTACCAGCTCTCGTTGGTCGCACGGTTCAGGAGCGGGTCCTTCAGCTTGTTGTAGAGAAGGTCGCACAGGCCCTCGGGCGTGGTCGAGTTCTGTGCCTTGCGGATCAGCTCGACTTGCTTGCGTGCAGCAGACTCCTCGTCTGAGCGCCAGTACTCCAGGGTCTTCTCTGCCGCCTTCTCGATCCACGGCCTGCCGTTGTCCTGCGGACCTGAGTCGATGTCTGTCGCTTGGCACGCGGGCAAGAGCAGCCCGAGCAGGTGGTCGGGAGTGATGCCCTTGGCCGAGACCGACCGGGCCTTCGAGACGAGCCAGCCCACGGTCTGTGCCACGGATGTGTCGCGCATCCCCTGCGGGAAGGGCTGACCGTCGAGGACTTGCTCGGCGGCGATGGTATGGTTCCCGGCACGCATGAGGCTGCTCTCAACCGCCTTGCGAAGGATGCGCCCCTGCTCGGTCGGGTAGTCCAGGTCGCCGTGCGTGTAGACGAGCCCGAGCGCGTCCTCGGGGCTGTAGGCGAATGAGGGAGCAGACCCGGTCGAGACGGGCATGGCCGGGCCTTTGGAAGGCGTTGCCGCTGCGACAGAGATCGACCCGACCTGGAGCGTGAGTGCGAGTCCGTCTTCGCCAGCTTGCCACCGCTCGGAGAACCAGGGCTGCTCGGCAGTGCTGATGCCGTTCTCCTTGATGATCCTGGGCAGCGCCACGAGGCGCGTCCAGTCGCGGCAGGTCTCGTCGGCCTCGACCCCGTTGAGGACCAGCCCGTCGCGCACGGACTGAGACAGACTCTCGTGCTGATGCGGCATCACGGTCTCGTCGAGCAAGTACCACAGGTGATACCCGTGCTCGGTCGTATGCCAGTAGAGCCACTGGTTGAGAGGGTAGGGCAGAGCCTCCAGTAGCGCGTTGTGCTCGCCCAGGAGCGCCTCGGTCCAGTCGGCCTTGCCCGGCAGGTCCACGTCCACCGCGATCCACTGGCAGCGCACCTGATCGGGCTTGATGATGTTCTGGCGAACGGCAGGCTTCGTCAGTCTTACAG